CGACGATTATTTATTATTATCTGGTGACCCTGCAATTATTGGAGTGACATGTTCAATAGTTTCTGATATGACTAACGGAAAATATAAGTTGTTAAAATGGGACAGACAGGAAAAAACTTATTATCCAATCGAAATAAATATTTTTCAAAACTAGTTGACAATATAAAATTCTCCTATATATACCTTTTACGAAAGGAAATATTATGGATATAGATTTAAGAAGAGATGCACCTGATCAAACTGATAAAGTTGATCCAACTGCATTATCAGAAGCAATTGAACAATATAAATCTGTCAATGCACAAATTCTTGCAACAGAAATAAAATTAAAAGAATTAAAATCACAAGAAAAATATATTAGCGAATTTACAATTCCAGACTTAATGGAAAAAATGAATTTAAAAACTTTAAAACTACAAGATGGTTCAGAACTGTCTGTAGGTAAAAAGTTTTTTGCTTCAGCTAAAGCAGATAAAAAAGGTGAAGCGATACAATGGCTTCGAGAAAATGGCTTAGGGGATATTGTGAAAAATGAAATCACAGTTAACTTTGGTCAGAACGAAGACAACAAGGCTGTCGAATATGTCAGCCTTGCCAGGGAGCGTGGCTATGAACCTTCTCAAAAAGAAACTGTTCACCACGCTTCTTTATCAGTAGTGATGAAGGAATGGAAAGAAAAAGGTAATGAAGTTCCTGCTGATCTATTTAATGTACTAGAGGGAAACCGAACTAGTATGACTAATAAAAAATAAACTAATAAATAATAAGGAGTAAAATACTATGGAAAAAGAAATAGTAAAAAAGAATAGTGCAGGTGCACTAGCTGCTGTAAACTTAAGAGCTGATGCTGGTAAGGGTGCAGAAGAAATAAAATCAGATGACGTATCTACACCGATTCTGAAAATCTTACACCAATTATCACCAGAGTGTAATTCAAGAAGTCCTAAATTTGTTGAAGGCGCACAACCTGGAATGATATATTCTAATAGTTTTGGACAACTAATAGATGGTAGTAAAGGTTTGGATATAATAGTTGCACATACGCAAACTAGATATCCAGAGTGGCAAGAAAAAGGTGATGCTCCATCAGCACCAGTTGGAACACACTTAACACCGCCTACAAATGCTAAAGAAGAAATGAGAGGTATTAAATATAGATTACTTAATGGTAACTATGTTGAAAAAACAATGTACTTCTTTATTCTTGCTATGTTGAATGGTGAACCAAGAAAAGCAGTGATCACTATGAGATCATCTAATCTTACACCAGCAAGAGAACTTAACAATCTTATTTCTAATTTAAGAATGACAGATGATAAAGGTTCTTTTCAACCGGCAGCATACTCAGCAATCTTTAAATTAAAGACAGTTGAAAAAAGTGCAGGAGATAAAACTTGGCATATTTATAAACCATCTTTAGTTAGAATGTTAGATGTGTCTGATAGAACAGATGCAGCTATCTACAAAATGGGTCAAGACTTTCAAAAACAAGTATCTGCTGGGATGAATAAACCTAAGTACGAGAAAATTGAAGAAGGTAAATCCGAAGATATTATCTAATTCTCTAAGAGAACACTTGCAAGAAAAGGCAGGGCCGGGAGACTGGCCCTCCTTAAGGATTAAACGGATAGGAATTTATGAAAGAATACATAGAATATTTTAGTGGTTTAAAAAGAAGTTATGGTGTCTGTAAAATAGATGAAGGACACATTGATCCTGAAACAGGTAAAAAGAAATGGAAACATGAATGGACTAAAGATCCAGTCACTGATCAAGATTATGAAGACCACATTAAAGGATTAAAATCAATTGGAATACAACCTTGTACTGATGAAGGTATGGCAAGGTTTGGTGCAATAGATGTTGACCAATATCCAATAGACAGAAAATTTTATCTAGGCATCATTCAAGATAAAAATTTACCAATCATCCCTATCCTATCCAAGAGTGGTGGATTACATTTATATGTATTTACCACTCGATTGGTAAAAGCAAAAGAGATAAGGAATTTTTTAGAAGAATTATTATTTGCATTTAAACTTCCACAAGGAACAGAAATATTTCCTAAACAAACACAATTAAGATCTAAAGATGGAACACTGTCAAATGGTAATTTTATTAATTTACCTTACAACGGTGATGATCGTAAAGCTTTAAATTTAGATGGTACACTTATGCCATTTCAAACTTTTATTGAAGTTGTTAAACTTAATTTAATTGATCCAAAAAATTTTAAAAAAGTAAAAGAAGATTTAGTTGCACAAGAATTAAAAGGCGGCGCAGAAGAATTTGAAGATGGTCCTCCATGTCTACAAAAATTAACTAAAGAAATAATGACTTTTACAGATGGTAGGGATCGATTTTTATATAACTACATGGTGTTTGCTAAAAAGAAATATCCAGATAGTTGGAAGAAAATGGTTTTACAAGCAGGCAGAAAGTATTTTACTTTTGATGAACACTGGACTGATGATCATATTAAATCAAAAATAGGTAGTTGGGAAAAACAAAAGAAAGGTTTTACTTGCAGTGATCAATTATTAGCGGGATCTTGTATGAAAGCAGTTTGTGTAAAAAGAAAATTTGGAGTTTTATCTGATGGTAAACCTAATTTTCCAGAACTCAGTAACTTACAAAAAATTAATTATAAACCTAATCCAGAGTGGAGAGTAACGGTTCAGAATAATGAAGGAGAAAATATACAATTATATGTAAAGAATACTTATAAACTTTTAAATCCTAGTGAGTTTGAAAACATTATGTTCGAACAAGCACATATTGTTGCACCAGGGATCAAGCGTCAGGAATTAAAGAATATAATTAATTTACTAACTCCAGGCATACAAACTATAGAACCTGCAGAAGGTACAAGTCCATTAGAAATATTAAAGAAATTATTACAAAAACATATTTATGGAGCACAGGCTACATCACATTCATCATTTGAAAGTGGCAGACCTTTAGTTGAAGAAAAATTTGCATGGTTTGTATTTGATAAATTTTTTGACAAATTAAAAAATGAAGAATGGAAATATGATGCACAAAAAACATCTTATATGATTTCACATCAATTGTTTGATAAAGAAGATAAAGATGATGATAAGAAAGCTTATTTTGGAAAATTAAAAAGATATCCTGGTAGAGATGATGGTGGTAAATATTTTAAACCAATAAGAGTAGCACGAGTACCATTGTTTCTTTTTGATGAACCAGAAGAAATTAACGAGTCAATCGAAATAGAAAGCGAAGACGATATAGTATGATATATAAATATTATGGTCCTCCAGGCACAGGTAAAACATATAAATTAATATCTAGAGCAAAAGCATATCATAGAACTGGTACACCATTACATAGAATAGGTTATTTTGCATTTACTAAAAAGGCAGCAATTGAAGCTAAAAAAAGAATGCCAGCAGAAGATAAAAAATTAATTTACTTTAGAACTTTACATTCACTGGGGTTTGATTGTCTAGATATAAATAAAGAAGATGTTATGCAACCTTATCATTATGAAGAGTTCGGTAAAAAAATAAATTTACAGGTAAAATTTTATGATCGTTATAATAAAGATGAGTCTTTTTATTTAGGTTTTGAAAATCCATATTTTCAAATAATACATAGATCTATTAATAGATGTGTTGATTTAGAAGAAGAATTTAATTTAGAAGAACATGATCCAAAAATTGTTGAGTGGGCACCTTTAAAACACATTTACGATAACTTAAAAATATTTAAAGAGAAGAAAAAACTTCTAGATTTTAATGACATGATACAAATGTTAATATCTAAACCTAAAAAATTACCTGAGTTTGATGTTATATTTATAGATGAAGCTCAAGATTTATCACCTTTACAATGGAAATTGTATGATGTTTTAAAAACAAAATCTAAAGATGTTTATTTAGCGGGTGATGATGACCAAGCTATTTTTGCCTGGGCTGGTGCTGATGTCAAGAGATTTATTCAAGAACCTGCAAAAGAAAAAATTTTGAAGTATTCTAAACGAATATCTAAATCCGTTCAAGAACAATCTATTATACCTATAAATAATATAGTGGGGATTAGAAAATTAAAAAAATATTATCCAAGAAATTATGAAGGTTTGTGTGAAGAAATAAATAATATAGATGAAATAGATTTAACAAAAGGAAAATGGTTAATACTAACTAGAACTATATCTAGACTTTTAAAAATACAAGAACAACTAACAAGTAAAGGTTTATATTTTGAAAGTAATAAAGGTAAAAGTATTAAAGTTAGGATGTATAAAGCGTCTAAAAATTATGAATTATGGCGTAATGGTAAAGAATTAAATGAAGAAGAAATAAAAGATATAAAAGATTTTATAGGTAAAGTTGAATGGAATGCAAATCATAATTGGTTTACTGCATTTAAATTAGCTAAAGATGAAGATAAAGAATATTTACTACACACATTAGATAATAAAGAAGATTTAGATCAGCCTGCAAGAATATGGTTATCTACTATTCATGCAATAAAAGGTGGTGAGCAAGACAATGTAATTCTATGTTTGGATATTGGCGATAAAATATTAAAGTCAATCAAAAGAAGTCAAGATAAACAAGATGAAGAACATAGAGTTTGGTACGTGGGTATAACAAGAGCACGTAACAATTTATATAAACTAAAAGCAAGAATAACAAGAAAGGGTTATGAACTATGACAAGTAAAGATATATTTGAAAACGCATTTCCACAAGACAAGCAGATAGGCGGAAGTCACTACAAGGATTTTCACATTCAACCTTATGAATTCATTTCTAAAAATGACCTTTCCTTTTTTCAAGGGAATGTTATAAAGTATGTGTGTCGTTATAAAAATAAAAATGGCATACAAGATTTAGAAAAAATAATTCATTACTGTGAATTAGAAATTAAAAAGATGAAAGACATAGGCAAAAAGAAATGAATGTTTACACAGAACTAATGGGTTTATGTATTTTAACAATCTATTTATTTAATTTAATATGATAGTGCCACAAACAGAATGGAACATGCCTACTGAATTTCCTGATTTAAGGAATGCAGATGAAATAGCAATTGACTTGGAAACAAGAGATCCTGATTTAAAATCAAAAGGTTCAGGTGCTATTATTGGTAATGGAGAAATAGTAGGTATCGGTGTAGCTGTAGATGGGTATAAAGGATATTTTCCAATAGCACATGAAGAAGGTCCAAATCTAGATCGTAAGAAAACTTTAGAATGGTTTAAAGATATTTGTGAATCACCTTCTACAAAAATATTTCATAATGCAATGTATGACGTATGTTGGATACGTAATTTAGGTATAAAAATCAATGGTTTAATTATAGATACAATGATTGCAGCAAGTTTAATTGATGAAAATAGATTCTCGTATACGTTGAATACTTTATCTTGGCATCATTTAAGTGAAGGCAAGAACGAAGCAAGATTAATTCAAGCAGCTAAAGAAAGAGGTTTAGATCCTAAAGCAGATATGTGGAGAATGCCTGCAATGGAAGTTGGAGCATATGGTGAAAAAGATGCTGAACTTACTTTAAGACTTTGGCACAAATTAAAAAAAGTAATTGTTGAAGATGATCTTCAAGATATATTTAATTTGGAGACTGATCTTTTTCCTTGTTTAGTTGATATGCGCTTCCTAGGGGTGCGGGTAGACGTGTCCAAAGCCAATCAATTAAAAACAGCACTGGCAGTAAAAGAAGAGAACCTATTGCAACAAATAAAAATAGAAACAGGAGTAGATACTCAGATATGGGCAGCACAATCCATTGCCAAAGTTTTTGACAAACTGAAGCTACCTTATAGCCGTACTGAAAAGACTGACTCTCCTTCATTTACAAAAAATTTTATTTCTAATCATGAAAATCCTGTAGTGAATATGATAGCAGAAGCTAGAAAAATAAACAAGGTTAGAACTACATTTATTGACACTATTTTAGAACATGAACATAAA